TTCTTGCCAAATGAGCAGCCATTTTTGCAGGATCAATTTTTGTACCTTCTTCCATTGCCTTCTTTGTAGCAGTGGCATACATTACTGACTTCCAACGGTCGCCGTAACGCTTCTTTAAATCTGCTTCTTTATCTTTCATGCCTTTGACGATTTCTTCACGCTTCTTCATTTGAGAATCGGACATCTTCTCTTCAGGTACATAACTATTATTAAGTTCTGCTCTTGCTTTCGCAACTCTATCTTGTGCTTTTTTGAGTCTTTCACGGTCTTGCTTTTTCTTTTCTAACCTAGCTGCTGTTCTTTCAGCAGAGTCTGCTCTACCAGCAGTTGAAAATCTAACATTACCTTGTTTATTGATAACTGCTTTCTTAGCAAGTCTTGCAGCACCTCTTACAACTCGACCAAGTATCTCGTCAAGTTGCTCTTCTGTTAAATCGTATACGTTAATACCTTCGTCTAATAGCTCTCCAGCAATTCTTTCGAAATGCTCTTCCATATCACATTCATGCTCACCTTCGTCAGCATCATATTCTTCACCACAGTCTTCACACTTCATCATCTTTTCTTCATAGACCTTTTCGGCTTCTGCCTGATCCATATCAGCAAGACGCTTCTTTTTAGCAGGAGACTTTTTAGTCATGTTTTGGACTTTACTGTCATCATCATTGCCAGGATAATCTGTTACTGCAACGACATGTTTGTCCTTAAAACGCTTCTCGTCACCTGCTTTTGGCTCGGCAACCTCTTGAATATGTTTTTTAAAGGATAGCATATTTGGTTTCCTTATGATTCAGTTTCTTGTTCTTCTTCTGCGCTATCAACTTCTGGTTCATCGTCGAGGTCTAAATCATCATCGATTTCAATATCAATATCTTCTTCCTCTTCGGCACCATTCATCATCTGTTGTGCAATAACTTCTTTTTTAGCATCAAGTGCAGCACTTATCTTGTCCTGCATTACACCTTGAAAGGCACTTTGAAAATCATTTGGTTTGTTTTCGTGTGCAAATTTCAATAAATCTACTACATCATATTCTGCCATTTTTATAACTCCAAATATTTATAATAATTAACTTTGTTCTGGCGGTTCTTGATCTACTGGCTCATCCATTGGCTCTTCTTCATCACCATATTCGTCACCACCTTGAGCACGTTGCATAATTTCATCAGCTTCCATTTCATCAACAATCTCTTGGTCTATCTCTTTGATATCATCTTCAGATTGCTGTAGAATGTTTTCACGAACCCACTTCTGTGAATAATACTTACCAGTATACTCATCAATATCACGTAATATCGTTAAACGATTCTGTAGAACTTCAGCTTGTTTCAACTCTTCAAAGTGATTGTCTTCCATAAAGTCGTAACGTAATGCCGCCTTAATATCAGCCCAATCTTCTGGTGCAATTACACCTTTGAGTATCAACTGCTTCTCTAAAATCTTATCAAAAAGAATTGAGAAACGATTGCGAAGTCTACCAATAAACTTAGAGAACTTTACTTCGTCTCTTGTAATCTCAGATGCTCTACCAAGTGAGAAGCCATTCTCAGCTTCAAGTCTTGATACAGGCACATTCAATGCTTGATATACTTTCTTTTGAAAATATAATATGTCTTCCATCTCACCTAAGTTCTGACCACCTGGAAGAGTTGTAATCTCTGTGCCTCTACCACCTTCTCTACGTGGGAGCCAGAAGTCTTCTAGCATAGTCATAAACTTACGGTCATCACGAACTTCACCAGTTGCAGCATCATACACAAGACGGTTCTTATGCTTTGCCATCATATCTCTTAGATATTGTTCTGCTTTCATCTTAGGCAGATTACCAACATCAATATAGAATATACGACGCTCTGGTGCTCTTGATATACGATAGATAACAGCAGCGTCTTCTAGCATACGTAACTGGTTTATTGGTTTAATTGCTTTATGGAGATGTGAGAGAACTAACGAATTGTTCTCATTGAGAATACCTGATGTGGTATGTACTATCGAATCCTTTGCAATCTTCAGACCCTTTGTAGAGTCCATTCCACCAACTGAACCTGTCGAAGCAGCTTTTGAATAAAATCCTTTTTCGTTATACACATAATATTCGTTCTTTGTTCTTTGTACGACCGCTTCACCTTCACGCTTCTTTTCAATCTCTTTTACTTTACGAATCTTTCGTGGATCAATAAACCGTAGTTCTTTAATACCTTCACGAACTTTAGATTCATCAATGATTGCGTGATAGTAAAGTCTGCCATCAACATACCATTTCTGGAAAACATCATATCCAACATTAGAGAAATCCAAAAGACGAAGGACTTCGTCAAACTCTTCACGGATTCTCTTTTTAATGGAATCTGGCTGCTTAACGTCATCAGTGACGCATTCAACAACCTTCTCATCATCAGTAACAACAATCGATTCGTTAACAATGTCTTCAACAGCTCTTTGCACTTCTGGCTGTTGAACCAAATTTCTATACTTTGTAACGAGTTCCGCTTCATTCTTAGCAGCACCCTCTAAATCAACATATGTTCCGTATGCTCCACCAGCAGTAACAACAACAGAGCCTTCATCATCCACTGGAGGAGCGAATGATTGAACGTCTTCTGTGCCGTCCTTCTTTCTTTTAATCTCAAAACCGAACAAATTTGCCATACTTATACCTCTATAGATTAGAGGGGACTAGAGTATCTAATCCCCATATTAATCTATTTATGTTAGGCGGTTGAGTTGCCCGTTACGCCCCCAGAAACTTCCCAGAAGTCGTATTGGAATGTAACAGTAAACTCTTCAATAGCGTCAGTTGTTTCCCAAGCCATTTCGATAGTCGAAACTTCAGTTGGAAACATGCCGTTAAATGTATATTCACGAATTGGTACACCAGTTTTAGAGAACTGAGTGATTTGAGCATTTGACTTATAAAGCAATGGAGAAGCGGAACCAAACTCACGAATGTTACCAGCGTGAGAGTTGATTGTATTCATCCATTGTTCCATTGCATTACGAATAAGAAAATCTTCGTCATTGATGACTGTGACTGTCCACTCAGCAAATGTTCTATCACCAGCAATCTTAATTTTACGACCGAAGTATGGTACTTCAATCATTCCAAGTGTAGAAGCTGGTATTTGAGCAGCTTTTACCATAAATGGAACTTTAATATCACCTGCACCATTCGCTGGGTTAGCAATCTGCACTTGGAAGAGCGAATTTCTCGCTCCTCCTAATGCAAGCTGGCTTCGAATTTCTTGAATGTTGAAAGCCATTAAAATAACTCCTTTGTTTAATACTATTTATTCGTTTTATTAGAACTTACCTACGATTTCTTCGAACTCTACGCCAGTTCTAACTGCAACGAAATTCAACTGTATGAAGTTGATTGACTTAGCAGGCTTAATGTAGATGTCGCCAACAAACTCGTTACGGTCGATAACTTCACCTGTATTGTTTGATGTATCACAAACAACACGGAAGTCATAGATACCACGGCGACCCTGTACGTCACGAAGGAATGGCTCAACTAGATTACGGAACTGTGCCCGTGTAAACTCATCATTGAACTCGAAGAGTGAGTACTTAGCAGCAGTAGAGATTGCTTTCTCTAGAACTATGAAGAGGCGACGGACGTTGATTCGGTCAAATGCGCTTGGACGAGCAAGAAGTGTCTTGTCACCGAAGAGCAATGTGCCTTGACCAGACTGTGTGATAACTGGGTTAACACCAGCTTTATACAGTTGATCACGCTCACCTTTCTTAGGATTGTATGCTAGTTTGACAACGTTCTTAATGATACCACGATTGTAACCAGCGGGTGACCACCAAGGATCACGAGTGTCGTCTGTACGAACACAGAGACCTGCAATGTCACCGTTTAATGGTACATAGCGGAATTTGTCGTTATATTTGTCGTATTGATACTTGTAACCTGAGTCCATAACAGCATATGAAGATTGAGTTAATCCGTTCTCAAATGCTAAAACTTGATCAAGTTCAGCGCCAAGTGACTGCTCAACAACATCGCCACGCTCTGGTGATACGAATACAACACAGTCTTTACGATCTTCAGCGA